GGATCTACTGTAGATGTTATAAAAAATAAACTCCAAGATAACCCATTGTTAGGGACAAACTTTAGAGTAGGTATACCAGATTTACAAGATATCAATGTAAAAGTTAATAATACATTAAAAATAGACAATTTTATATTCAATAAAACAGCTTCTATTCCTTTTGATCTAGATCTACTAACAGCTCCTAAATACAATACAACAACCTACCAATACAATCCAGAGTTTGGAAATACAGTAGATTTTAACATACTACTGCAAGGTACATACACCGTAACACAATCCGGAACCGCAGGCATAAACTCGTTAATAGCTGATCTCTCTATTGGAGGACAAACCGGAAGTTATATGAGAACATTATTTACCGTAGATGGAACAGGTCCAACTAGAGATTTTAACGGAAACTTCACTCAAAGTATTATACTACCACAAGACTCTTATTTATATCCAAACTCTTATAAAGTTATACTTTATGAATCTAGCTCTAATGGATCTGCAGTTCTTACAGACCTAACTGCATCTTTCGCAGCGAATACCGCATGGGTAGTAACAACTCAAAATCTATCCGCACAATCAACTTACTACCTAGACCCTACAGTATTTACCCAGCAGAACTTCCCAGGAAATATTAATCAATACTCCGATTATAATAGTCTACTAAATAACGTTTATTCAAATAGAGTATCAAATAAATACTATGATGTTGATTATAGTAATGACCTTGCAAATCCAGTAAACTTTAAATCAATTATAAGTCAATCAGCACTTTACGCACAAATACAAGATTCAAATTACACTCTCGGAACCGCATGGGATAAAGCAAGATATTCAGGAACTAAATTAACAAGTGCTACTTATAACACTTATACTGTTGGGGATATTTCATACGGACAAGAAGCAGTAATAGATAACTACTCAGATTATTTTGCAGTATTCTCTAACAATACTTCTGCATACCCGGAAGTACCGGGAGGGAGCAACTTTAAATTAATCAGTATTGTTGATATTACTGGACAAGTTTTTCCACTAACTGGCGATAATCAATACTTAGGTTTTGTATCTAACATATTTAAAAAAGGAACCTCAGCAATTGCCTATGCTAAAGATGTTAGTAATCAAAACACAGCAACTAACCTAACTGTAATAGAAGGCGGAGCTGTATATAACACAATCTTACTTAAATCAGGATCCGCTGATCCATCATTAACTAGTAATCTAGATGTAGTGTACGAAATATCTGCTGGTACACCAGACACTACTTATGATGACATATATTTCCAAACAAGCAGTATTAATACATTAACTGATACAGGTTCAACTCCAGCATATTCCTCTGGATGGTTATCCTCTATGGTTACTAGCTCCTCCCCTACCCTAGGTAAAGTTATACGGTACGGTTTCGACAATGATGTAATTCAAATATACAATAAAAAAACTAGTCGTTATGTCACAGGGGGTGTAGATAGTGTAGAATATGTACAAACATACTTCCCGTTAGAGGTAGGAGATTTTATTAGGTTTGGATTCGATACCGGGGGGATAGAAGGTTTAGACTATTCGTTTAACCAACAACTTTACGCTATAAAAAATCTTACAGCTGGGGATTATAATGATGGGATAAGTACATTAGGAGTAACAACAACAATTACAGGATCTTTTCCATCTAACCAGAGCCAGCAGAATTTCCGTATCTTCAGGAGAGTATCAGATGAAACATCGATAGTAGTCTCTACTAACCCACAAATCAACATAACCTCTGGAGAGGTGGGTATTTTAATACCGGAAAACTTTAATGCAAACTACGATCCAATAACAATAGCCAAAGCAGCTGGCCTTATTTCATAAAAGTTCATACATCCACATATTTATAATATATTATGGCATACCTAAATAATACAGCAGTCACAGTTGATGCAATCTTAACAAAGAAAGGAAGAGAACTTCTTGCCAGAGGCGATGGTTCTTTTAGAATAACACAATTCGCACTATCAGATGATGAAATCGATTATACACTCTATAATCCATTACAACCTTCAGGTTCAGCATTCTACGGAGAAGCAATTGAAAATATGCCTCTTCTTGAAGCATTCCCAGATGAGACTCAAATAATGAAGTATAAGCTGGTAACTCTTCCTAGAGGTACAGCTAGAATGCCAGTTTTAAATATTGGTTATTCTTCAATTACTTTGAAACAAGGAGCAAGTCTTGCAATTACTCCACAGACTTTAAATTACCTTTCACAAACTTCACTGTATGAATCTTCGGGGTATACATTCACAATCTCTGATGTAAGGTTATTTAATAGCTTCACAGGGGTAGGTATTAACACACCAGACGTTGTAGCTGCAAATTCTACAACTACAGTTGGTACTAACGTATCCAAGACAGTGATTGGAACTACCTTGAATATAAGTGCAACAACAGTAAATACATTATTTGGATCCAATACTTCATTATCTGCAACCTTACAAGTAACCGGTAGAGATTCTGGAGCAAGATTACAAATCCCAGTAACAATTGTTAAAACAAACTAAGATATAAAAGATGTCATATAAAAGACTAGACCCAGAAGATTTCTTGGTAAGCATAGACTCAGTAACTGCAACAGCTTGGTCAACAAATTCACCGACCCTAAGTACGTTCTTTACCTCCTCTATAACCTCTACTAATGATGTATACTATAAGAATGTATACCAAACAGGTTCAACACTATCAGGATCAGCAGTTCAATTTGCAATTGCTTATGGAAATAAACAAGGATCAGGGAGTGCAAACTTTAATGATCTAGTACCGGGAGTATCACCAACTAGAACGGTTTACGGACAGTACCGTAATCTAGTTTATGGAGACGAGAATGCAAACTTTATTTTTGGAACAATAACAGCATCTGATTTCTGGGCAATTAATATTGATAGAGCAAGATACAAAGAGCATCTTTTGAAAGGCACTTTTAACTTAAAATTATCAGGTTCTTATAACTTGCAGTTGACAGATAATTCTGGAATGGTATCAACAGATACTTATTTAGATTGCGGTAGAGTATACCAAATTATTTCCGGTTCAAGCGGAGTAGCTTTTTCAGGAACAGGTTACTCACCTTCTTCAGGATCATATGGATTATTCCTTCCAGATATCGCAACTATACTATTGAATCCATTAGCACTATCTCAATCCATTAACCTAGACCCTACAAGAACTTCTGATACTAACGTAGATAATATTGGAAAATTATTTAGAGCAATCTCCGGATCAGGAGCTTCGTACTTTCAACTAAACAGCGAAGAGACAGTAACATCTGATTTTGTATTTGTGAGATCAAGAAATGCAGAATTTAACTACTCAGAAAACCCATCTTTCATTTCAGGATCTACCGGGGATGTTTTATACAGTGCATTTATTAATTCACCACAAACTTATATTACAACTGTAGGATTCTACAACGACACTAACGATTTATTAGCAGTAGCTAAATTGTCTAAACCTTTAACTAAAGACTTTACAAAAGAATCTCTAGTTAGAGTTAAGCTTGATTTCTAAAATGAATGAGTGCATACAAACAATTACTAGCTTCAGATATAATAGTTACTCCCTTTGAAGTAAATAAAGGCTTCACCTTTAGAGGTGCTGCTGCATTTACAGGGTCAGATGTTGGTATTGATAGATTTATTGGACAGAATATACAAGGTTTATTCTCTTTAAGTGAGAGCACAACCGGACAAGTAACTTCTGAGTATAGGAGGTTAATTTACAATTCTATTAAGGAACTCTACTTCTCTAACTATCTTAGTTCAAGCTACGGAGATCCAGTATCAATACCGTTTACAATACCGGGTAATGATGCAGCAGGTGATGTTTTAGTAGGATCAACTTCAAGTGCAGGAAGGTATGAAAATTACCTACAGACTACACTAACCTATGAAAGATATTTCCCAACAGCCTCAGATGCAATAATAGGTGTTATTTCAATACCGAGTAAATTATTTGGAGAAAAAATACAACCAGGCTCTTTTAAAATGCAAGGACCCTCCGGTAGTATCTCAGATGATGGGAATGGAAATTTAATTTTAGATTTAATAAGTGAACTCTGCGGAATAATTACATACCAACACGGCCTAGCAGTTATAACCTCAGATGCATCCTCAGGATCCCTATACGGATTCGCAAATTACGGAGTTGATACCTACGGGGGTAATGATACTAATTTTGTAACCAGTTTTATATCTGCACCTAACATTACTTGCTCTTTCTCTAGTTCATATACCATATTCGAAACACAGTATAAATGTACAGCAGATGCTTCTGAATACAATTTTAGTTTAAACCCAAGTTTAATATCAGGATCAACCGAAGGAGTACTATATGATTTCGTTACAAGCTCTTATTTTAACCCCTACGTAACAACAGTAGGGCTTTATAATCAAGCTCAGGATCTAATTGCAGTAGCTAAACTCGCAAAACCCCTACCTCTAAACAATGTAACAGATACAAATATAATAATTAACATCGATAGATAAAAATATGCCTAATTGGTTTTACGAAGATAAAGAGGTTGTAGAAGAATATCAATTCGATGAGAAAGCAGTCGGGTTTGTTTATATGATAACAAATATTGAGACTGGTAAATTCTATATCGGTAGAAAAGTATTCACCAACACACTCACTAAAAAATTAACAAAGAAAGAAATCTCAGAACAATCCGGCCCAGGAAGAAAACCAACCAAGAAAAAAGTTAGCAAAGAATCTAACTGGAGAGAATACTGGGGTTCCTGTAAACCTTTACTTACAGAAGTTAAAGAGATTGGAGAAGATAAATTTAAAAGAAATATTTTAAAGTTGTGTTTTACTAAAAAACAATTAACTTATTATGAAATCGCATACCAATGTAAATATGACGTACTTGAAACAAACTCATACAACGACAACATTATGTCCAGAATTTTCCGAAAAGACTTGCACTTACCAGGTTAAGTTCGTATATTCGATTAATGATCAATCATCTACTAGTAAATCTAGTAAATAGTGTTTTAGGAGCAGGAAAGACTACATCGGGGGATAATTATTCTTATCCATGTCCTTTCTGTAATCATTACAAACCAAAGTTAGAAGTTAATTTTAGGGAGAATGAGGAAGGCATTAACCACTGGCATTGCTGGGTCTGCAATAAGAAGGGTAAAAAATTAGTTAGTTTATTTAAAGCCGTTTCTGCTCCTGATCACAAAATTCAAGAACTTAAGTCTTATGTTAAGATTTCTTTCCAAGAAGAGCACGGAGTTAAAACTGAAGCATTAGCATTACCTAAAGAGTATAAAGCACTGTATGATGCCGATACTAAGGATGTTATAGTTAGACAGGCACTTAGGTACTTAAAGGAAAGAAACATAACACCGACTGATATTAAGCGTTACAACTTAGGATACTGTGAATCTGGCCGTTACAAGGATATGATTATCATTCCTAGTTACGATGAACATGGAAGTTTAAATTACTTTGTAGGCCGTAACTTTGGACCTACAGACATTAAATACAAAAACCCTCAAGCATCTAAAAATATTATCGGGTTCGATTTACTAATCAACTGGGATAGTCCAATTGTATTATGTGAAGGAACCTTTGATGCAATGGCAATTAAGCGAAATGCAATACCGCTCCTAGGTAAAACATTACCCGAAAAGCTAATGAGAAAAATAGTATCTTCTAGTGTTAAACAAGTTTTCATTGCATTAGATAATGACGCATTAAAACAGGCCTTGGAGTATTGTCAAACCTTATTAAACCACGGCAAAGAAGTGTTTCTAGTTGATCTTAATCAAAAAGATCCTTCCGAGCTTGGCTTTACTGAATTCACTAAATTATTACATAAAAGCCTACCGCTTACCTTTAGGGTATTGATGGAAAAAAAGTTTCAATTATGATTGAAAAAAACGAAAACGTAAAAGACAAAAGAGTTCAAAGGTTAATCCATCCAGATTCAACCGCTCGCCAAATCACTCTGCAGGACTCTAGATACTATCAGAGAAAGGAAGGAATTTTTTATCCCTCCGTAACTACTGTATTATCTTATTTCCCTAAAGATAAATTCTTTGAAACCTGGTTAAAAGAAGTAGGAACAAACGCTGATATCATTATGAGA